GTTGCCGCCGCGTTGTTACCCGTGCTAGCCTGATTGCCGCCTTGATTTGCCAAGCCGAGCCGTATCAGTTCGGCAGATACCGTCGCCGCAACGATTTTTTTGACTTCTTCGTCGCTAACCCCGACCGACAACATGTCCAAAAACTGCTTGTAGGTCATTCCCTCGGGAAGAGTGCCGTTTTTCAGCCCCTCTTCGTAGATGCTTTGACGCCCGTCAATCACGATGGGCAGGTTTTGCACCACCGCGCCGACGACCGTACCGCCCGTCTGTTTAATCGTCATATCAAACCCCTAAATCAGCCGCCAGTTTCAGACGACCTTCAAAAATCACTTTAACTACGCCACGGACGCTGACCTTGACCTCATAATCGGCAACAGACCATTGCAGCGGCTTGGTATCGGACGGTTTCAAATTCACAGACAACCCGTCATCCGTGACCGCCAAATCAAACCGCATCGGCAATCCATACAACGGGCGGATATTCAAAACCGCCGAATCAATACCGGACAGGCTCAAAAGCTTGCCCGACGCGTCCACAGGGCGAAATAAAAGCGGCTCCGAAGTGCCGCGTTTTAGCTCGAAATCAACCTTAGTAATACTCATGGAACACCTAAAAAAAAGCCGTCTGATTTTCAGACGGCGTTTTGTTTACTATGCCAAAACTTCCATTTCCGACCGCGCCAAGTGCGTTGCCCGAAATATAAACAAATTCCAATATCCAAGAACTGCTTGCCCATCGTCGGATACATCCCGGTCAAAACTGCCTTGTAAAACGTCCAAATCGACCCGCCCAAAATAAACAAAAAAGCCCAGCCTTCGTAATCCAGAATGCTGCGCTTTCGTTCATTCAATCTGCAAATCATCATGTACGCGACCAAAGCCGCAGGGACAACCGCCAAAATAAGCTTCATTTCTTCTTCCTCCGTGTCAGACGGACACTTAAAATCCAATCGACAATATCGTCGGCGTGACGCTCAAACGACGGCCACAACACCCGCATCACCTTCAAAACCAACTGCCAGCACAAACCGACCACGACAGGAGCGGCGACATGCGCCAATGGCGTTTTTTGTTCCGCCACTGCCGGCATACCCGCCGCCGCCGTACCAAGTACGATATGCACCAACACAGGCGCGAGCGCACCGCCCAACAAACCGCCGATAACGGTATAAGATACCGCCATCCATCGGCTTTGAGGCGCACTGACCATCGTTACCGCCGCCGAAGCCATCGCCCCAAGGACGACCGCGTCAATCGGCATACCTAAAAAATGACCTGCCGCGACCGTTCCACCCAAGGTGTACATAGCGACAGGCGTGACCAATGGCTCGGACATTTTCCCACCCCTATTAAATTTCTTTTTCAACCAGATTTGCCCCAGCAAACGGGCTTTTTTCGTTTGAAACAGACGCTATCGACGACAAAACCCAATCAATTGGATCAACTCCGCGCGGCGGCGAACCACCAAGCGTCAATTGAACAGAATTGACCGCCCGTTTGCCGGCAGAAAAAGCAGATTGGTTGTACCAACTGCCAATAGTAACGGTATAACTGTTATACGAATAATCAAAAGACAATCCGACCACAGTATGAAATTCCGTCGGAACACCCGTAGAATCATCAACTTTATTCAAATTCAAACCAGAAATCTGCTTACTCATAAAATATCCTTAAAAAATAACCAATCGGTCATCGTTTAACAGTAAAAACATGGTTAAACGGAGATGAAATCCGCTGACCAACTTTCCGCAACATCAACTCTCTATCCCGCCCACGAAATTGAGGAAGCGGGACAAACTCACTCACCCCCTTAAAAACAAGACCGGTCGGCAAGATACTGAACCCCCTGTAATGCTCCTCCCAATGATCAATATTAGGATCGCCATGATCATCACCGGGAATCGGCGAATAAATCGAATAAAACATTATTCCTTTTACAGAAACAAAATATTCCGAAGGATTAAAAGGAATATGAACACCCTCAACCATAGGATACACACCACCCAAAACAGGGAAGCGTGACGGGAAATAAAAATACTCGCCATTTTCATTTCTAAGCTGAATACCATATTTTGGCTTTTGGCTTTCAAATTTTTTGATTTTCGCCGTAATCACACGCGGCTCGGCAGAACAATTCGCCGACACCAATGTCCCACTCTCGAACGATTCGGAATACACGATAATTTCGCCGACCGCGTTTGCGTTTTCAAAACAAACCAAAGGAATTTCAGTTTTCAAATGAGGAATAAAAAAGAAAAAACACGGCTTCCCATTCTGTGCTACCCCCGCATATCGATACATCCTACGATCTAAAACATCCACTCCTTCAACATTTAAGAAACGGATATTTTTAATAGATTGTCCAAATAACTTAACATCATACCCCATTAAATAACCCCAAAAATACGGTACGGCAAAACTTCACCAGAAAAGAAACGATGCATCTTTCCACCTTTTTGATGCCAACCCAGAGACAGAATATTTCCATTCCATTTATAAAAAATATCCCCAAAAATAACCAAGTTATTATAGTCAAACGCCTCATAAGGAATAACAGAAACATCGCCAGAAGCTAAAAATTCAGGATTCTTAACACCACGAATAACCGATGAAAAGTCATAGTCATACCAAATTTCATTATAAGAAATAAACTGATCTAAAACCCTCCTCTCAACCCTAAAGGCAGAAGCAGTATGAATACTGATAACCTTATCTGAAATAATCTCAACTAACGTATTATTTCCAGTCTTAAAATAAACCGACCCGTCAGGGTTATAAATTGCCATTCCATATTCAGACATATTGAATACCCAGTTTATCTAACCAAGAAAACCAATCGCAACAACCAAACTTTGATTATCATCCCAAAGTCCGATAAAGTCGTTCCGAATCTTCAGCCCGACGTTCCCGTTAGACGACGAAATATTGACAACACCATTGCTATCGACTGTAAATCGACCATCACCGATATTGATACTACCCCCCTCAAGTTTTGGCGACCTTATCGACTGACTTGCCGCGATATGTCGACCTTGAATCGTACCGTCGGCAATCAAATCGCCATTCAGACCAAGAGTTGACCGGCCGTTTTTCACCTCAACAACCATCGCAGGCACTATCTGATTGCTGTTTGGATCGACAAACATAACCTTATCGGCCATCATCATGATATGACCTTCGGCGGTCTTGCTGTCCGCACCTACCGCAATACCGGAAATCGCCCGCCGACCATTGCCGAATGCTTGAGTCTGTAACGAATACAGGCTCTTCATATTGCCTTCCAAGTCACTGACGACCTTTTTAACCTCGGTTACGACAGCCGTGTCAATTTTCAGCGTTTTAACTTCCTGCTTGACCTGCTCGGCAATTGCCCGACGGTCTGCCTCGCCCAAACCTTTAGGCTGATTGACCAAATCGAACAAATCACGGGACAGTTCGCTTTGCGTAATCTTGCCCTTCATTTGCGCCAAAATCGGAGCAGGGTCAGGGTCGGCGCGACCGATGGCAACATCAGAAAACTCGCCCGTATTCCCCGCACTGTCAACGATACGCACCCAAAAATAAAGCGTTTCAGTCAATGAGACGCCAAGCAGCGTATAAGTCGTCTGCGGATACGCTATTGTCGCCAGCTTAGATGCCGCCGCCCGGTTATTTTCCCGAGCAAGCCAAATTTCAGACGACACATTCTTCATGACCGTATCGGGTAGATACCAGTCGAGTTGTACCGCGTTCATCTTCGCCGTCGTCCGAACGCCGCTTATCGTGTAATCAACGCTCCAACCCTTCTCAATAGGCTCAGACAGCACCCCGCGCGCATTTCGCCCGCGGATTTCCGTCCGATATTGACCGTTTGGCAGGTTTTCGAGCGCAATTTCAGCCGTCTGAGAATCCGGAATGTGACGATACAGCTTATTGTCGCGATAAATCTTGATATCGTAAGACAACACGCTGCCATCGGCGGTCAGATTCTCCCACGAAATAACCAGCTTATCGCCGTCCGAGCGCAACTCCGGCAGCGTCAATTTCGGCGCAATACCGTGAAGCGTCGTAACGTCCGAATCAAAACGGGCGCGGTTATCGACCGACGTGTATTTTTTCGGGTCGTGCAAAATGCCCGAAACCTCGAAAGTACCGTCGTCGGCGTTTTCTTTCGTCCCGATAACCCGATACAGGCGCGGTTTGACGCGCCCCATCAATATCCAAGTACCGCCCGCCTCAATATCAGCAGCCTCGGCAAGCTCCAAGCGGTTTTTCTCAGGCTGCGCCATCACTTTCAGCGACTTGATGCCCGCCGCCGTCTCGACAGACAACTGCCTGCCGACCGCATCTTCAACATCGCGGTCAAGCGTGACAGACAGCCCCGAAACAGAAACTAAACGACCCGATACTTCCGCGCCCGCATAATCATTGTCCATAATTTGAACAACGTCATACGGCAAATGGCGCAAGCCCTCACGACCGACGGTAAACTTGATTGCCGACTGTTGCCGCAATTCCGTTTCCAGCATCCACGCGCCGTATCGCGCCGCCTGACCGCGCGAATCGCAACCAAACGCCGTAATTTGCTTGATGTTCAAGCCGTAGCGTTTGATTGCCTGTTGATCTTCGACGTATTCCGTTTTAGTGCGGTATCCGTCGTATTTGTCCACATACTGCACAATGACCGCCGTCGTAATCGACTTGTACGGTACGCCCGAATAAGCAAACAGCCCGTCTTTGACATTGCTGTTGTTATACATGGCAACAGGGTCGGAATCAGCGTCCATCACCAAAGAAAAACGGCTGCCATCCCAAACAGGCAGCCCACGGAACACGCTCGCCAAATCCAGCAGGAACTCGCCCGCCTGACGGCGATTGGTAATGTAGGCATTACACACAAAACGCGGCTCTTTGCCGCCAAAGCCGTCATCGACCAACTCATCGCAGTATTTGCCGACTTGGTACAGCGTCCACTTATCAATGTCCGTCGATTTCAGACGGCGAGCCAAAGTCGAATAGCGCGGCTGCGTCAACACATCATAAAAGACCCAAGCCGGATTGTTCGTCCAAGCCTTTTTAAACGAGCCGTCCCAAACCGTCCCCGAATACGTCCGAGTTTCAGGGTCATAATTAGACGGCACATTGACCAACATCCCGTCAATCAGATAATTTCGGCGCGGGTTATTGCTGCCGAACTGGTCGGAATCCATCGCCAACGCCGCCAACGCCGTATGCGGATAGCTCAATTTCGCGTCGATAATCTCGACATAGCTGGCGAAATACGTTTTATTGATGACCTTGTCCGTCGTACTGTCAGGAGTAGGGCGCGATACCCGAATATTAAACGGCACGGGCGGCAGGCTATCAAAAACGACATCCTGATAATAAACTCCGCTCGATTTTTCGGTAAAAGAAACAAGCTTCGACGCAACCGCCCCATCCTTACCGAGAAGCTCGACCAGCAACGTCGTTTGCGCCGGATGCGTATCGCCATTGTTTTCGACGCGGTAATTTCGCTCGACGCCGACCGTTACCCGCAGGCGGCTGACCAACTCATCAGACACCGCCCGCACCACCTGCGCGCGGTTTTTGACCTCGACCGACACAGGCACAGCCCGCTCCGAAGCATCAAAGCCCGGAATATAAGTTTGGTCGGGCGTACCGCGCTGGAAAAAGCCGACGACGCCCTTAAAATTAAAAGACCCGTCTGGATTCTGAACGGGCGTATCATCAAAATAGACAGACTTCCACGGCTTATCGTTGCCATTGGCGAAACCCCTGATTTCGCCTTCACAAATCGCATCAATAATCCGCAAAGACTGCGCCGAATTCAAAGTATTCGGAGCTTCATAAGGCGTTGACGCGCCGCCACCTGATTTACCGCCCATTCTTTTTCCTCAATCTACCGTATAAACCGCCTCGTAATTCATCGCGCGGACGGAGTCGTTTTCAAAATCAGTGTTATATTTCTGACCGTTCGGCGCAGTTGCCGCAACGCCCTGAATAAAAGTTTTCTTCATACCCAAAGTCAAATCCACCGCCATCGGATCGGAATTGCCATTAGGATTTTTAATTTTCGCCGCATCAAAAACCATACGGACGACGCTGTTGCCGTTTGCTGCCGTACTGTTTCCCTCAATACGTCGAGATTCGATACCCTGAGACACCACGCGGCTGCCGCAATAAATACGTCCATACGCAAGCGGCATCGACTGCCCCTGCGCCGCCGTATTGCTCAAATTGGAAAAAGAACTGTTCCGGCTGCTTTCAACGCCTTTTCCCTGTTCAAATTTCGGCGGTTTAGTCAGCATTTGCGCCACGCCGCCCGCAACCATACCGACACCCGCAACAACAAGGCTTGCACCGCCCGACCAACTCGTCAGCGCACCGACAACAATCAGCACCACGCCTAAAACCGTCTGAATGATTCCGCCGTTTTTGCCCGCACCCTGAACGCGCGGCACAATATGCAGCACACCCTCGGCAGGCTGACCGAAGCCGCTTTTCAATTCGCCCTCAGACCAATCGCGACGCCCGAAACGCACCTGATAAAAACCCTGCCGCAGCTTTTGCCGCAAAGCAGGAATCTGCACAGTCAGCGCATGAACCGCCTCAGCAGGGCTGGCAACCTGCAAATCAAAACGGCGGCCGCATTCGCGCAAACCGCCGTACAAACAAACCGTAATCATAAATCCACCGAATGCAGCAAATCATTTTCGACCGCCTGCAACATCTCAGGCTCAAAGAGCGGATACCGCCAAACGCTATGCACACGCTCAGACCACCACTGATTAAACGGCTCTCGCCGGCTCAACTGGTTATAAGCATGATGCAGGATTTGCCCATCGCCCAAATACAAAGCCGCATGGTTCGCATGACCGCCATAGCTTGTCAAAACCACATCACCGCCGCGCAGGTCGTCTGAAACACGGACAAAACCGCAACGTTCCAAATGCTTTTCCCAAAAGCCCTGCGCCGCGTCATCGTCCATATCGCCGCGCTCATGATCGGGCAAATCCACACCCATCAACATAAACGCATCACGAATCAACGTGCCGCAATCTGCCTTACCGTAGTCAAACACCCGACCGCGCAAATGCGGACAACAGCGGAACTGCTTTAGACGACCGCCAGCCGCCAAAATCCACGGCAAACCCGACTGAATTTGCATTTGACGGTCAGCACCCGACAAGAACGGCTCGCCGTTTGGATGGGAATGGACAATCGCAAGGATTTTCCCATACTTTAACGCCGTCTCTAAACCCTCAGGCTGAATAACAAATGTTTCATAAGGATTTTCAGCAACATTACGAATCGCAAAAAACCAATTTCCGTTATAAGACGTATCAGAAATAACACCACACATTTCCATCGGATAATCAGAATAAGCCTGATATAAAATCAAACCCCGAACCTTTTTAGAAATCTCAATCATGACCCACCCACCTTATCCGCACTTGGAAACCCGCCAAACGGCAACACAGCCGTCGCGCCAAACCGCGCCCGACAACCCGTCAACGTCCCGCTGCAAGCATCCTTTTTAATATCATCCGTCGGCATATCCAAACGGTCGGCAACCGCCCGACCTGCATATCCGCAGCCCTCGCCGCGATACTGCCAAATACAGGTATTCGCCATCATAATGCGCGCCGGAATGACCGAACCGTCCGATTCAGACGGCGCAGCAAGCTCAAAGACCGCCCGTTCCGCCGTCAGGCTCGTCATCTGTTCGATGACGTACTTCCCGATAATTTCCTGATTCGGATCAGCGGTCGGATTGCCGTCTTTAAAGTTTGCCGCATCCAAAAACTTCGCATACGTCAAACGACGGACGACATCCACCCCAACCAATTGGTTATACTGGTCAGCCGCGCCGGTCACAAACCCGAGTAGGTTTGAAACCGTCAGCGTCGGACGGTTGCCCGCCCCCTGCGAAGTCGTTTCAAAGCCTTCCGCAGAAATAGGGTAGGGCGTATATTCCTGCCCCTTCCAAACGACAGCCTGATTCAGTTCGTTGACCTGATTGCAAAAACGGAACACCTCCCCGCCCAAAGCGCGGAAATCAACTTCCCACATCTCAACCAACACATCCTGCTGCGCCGCCGACAACGCCTTGAGCATCGTTCCCGATAAAGCCTTCATCCGCGCATTCATGCCATCACCTCTTCAAATTCCGCAGATAGCTCATACACCTTGCCGCCTTTCGGCGTTTCCGTGTATTCCGACACTTTGACCAACAGCCGATCCCGACCAATCGGCGTCCAGAAAAACGGCTCAACCCCGCCGCAGGAATCAAAAAAGCCCTTGATTTCCTCAATCAAAGGCTTCATTCCCACAATACGGATTTGCCAAGTCTGCATTTTAGGCTTTAGCGTCAATTTCTGACGCTGCTCATAACCATTGCCAAACTTGACCGTCCGCACATTAAACGAGTGTTTCGCCGTACTTTCCGACGTGACCTGCCACTTAAAAACCTTAGCCATAAAACCTCTTAGACCAAATCAACGGCTGCCGTGATAACGACCGCCGACCCGAGCCACATTATTGACATACCAATTTTCAATCATCGCAGGCAATGCCGCGCCCAGTTGTTTCGCCATCTCAGCATCGCCGTCAACCGACGAATCAGACGACCCGTCACGGTTAATCGTAATGTTTACCGTCATGCCGCCCGTACCGCAGCCCAAAGCAGCGACCTGCGGCGCAACGCCGACCACCCCGCCCGAAGCGTAGCGGTTTTTATTGATGGCCTCCAACAAAGCACGATGACGGCGCGTGGACGCCGCATTAATAACAAACTCGCCATTAGACAACATAGCAGGGATACTGTCGCTCGTCGCCGTACCCGCGCCCCACACCGCGCCGCCGTTTGAAAACTGCTGCACCATGCCGCCGTCTTTGAATCCGCCGCCGCCCCAAGCACTCATCGCCGCCTTCATCGCGTTAAACAACGCCATCTTAATCAGCATTTTCGACAAGTCTTGCAGGATAGACACAGCCAACCCGCGAAAATCAGCCTTACCCGTTGCCACAAAATCCGCCAGCGAATCCGACATCTTACCGAGCGACCCCGTCACAGCATCAGACATATTCTCGCGCATCGACTTGAACGAATCCGAATAATTCCGCATGCCGTCAGAAATGCCCGCCAGCCAATCGTTACCGTAAGCCTCTTTGGTTTCCTTCGCCAAGCGTAACTGCTCTTGCAGACGACCGTCATTATCCAGCTTCGCCGTTTGCAGCCCGCCGATAACATCCGCGCCCGCGCCTGCCGCATTCGCCTCCGCGATAAGCTTGTCGTATTTGCGCGCCGCCGTCAGCCGCTCCACTTCCTCTCGTGTCTTGCCCAACAACGACAACTCAAACAACTGGTCGTCGAAATCACGCTGACTTGCCGTCTCGAGTTCGCGAAGCGCATCCGCGTATTTCTTCGCCTCTTTCGTCAACTCAGCCTGATTGTCAGCCTTGACCGCCAAATCCATAGCCGCCTGACGCTCCGACTCCGACCATTTTTCAAAGGTCGGGTCAGACAGCAATCGAAGCTGCTCCGCATAAATCTTATTCACATTGGCAGCGGACAAAGAAAGCTCCGCATTTACCGCAAGCTGTCTCTTGTTGAAATCCTCCTGCCATTTCTGATAGTCGGTAAGCTCAGGCTTACTTTGAGAAGCGGAAGGGCGGTAAAACTCACGACGCGGATCATCAACAACTTCGCCGCGCCCGCCGTTCAACCAGTTTTGCCGCGCCAACACCTCCGGCGCATACTTCCTGCCAATAGGACCGATACGACCCTTATTTACATTACCTTCTCCGCTATGATAAGCAGTCAATGCTTTGACGATATTGTTGTCATACCGTTTCAGCAAATCGCGTAAATAGCGAGCCGCACCGTCGGCAGAAGAAGCAACACTTCGAACGTCAACGCCGTACTGCTTCGCCGTCGCAGGCATAAACTGCATCGTACCGCGCGCACCGACCGGCGAAATTGCATTCACATTACCGCGCGATTCCTGCATAGACAAAGCAGCCAGCAGGTTCTTAGGCAAACCGTAGCGTTTTTCAATCCCTACATAATCATATTTGGCAGCCTGCTCCAAAACAGCGCGGTTTACCTTATATTTTGCCTTGTTCTGCTTGGCTTCTCGTTGAGACCGCTTCGCAGCGCGCGCCGCCTCAGCCGCCAATTCCTCTTTGTGCTGCTGACGCAACCGAGCAAGCACCTTTTCCGCATCGGCAATCTGTTGATTACTGCCATGCTTCTTAAGTGCATTAAGCTTTTCCTGCCATTGCCGCTCTTCGCGCGCAAATTTTTCAGCCTTACTCTGAGTCTGCTCCTTCAGACGGTCGAAATCAGCGACATATCTGACCGAATCAGACTGCTCTTTTCGGATAGCGGCGGCCTGCTTCTGCGCCTCATCACGCATCTTGATTTGCTTTTCCAACAAATCAATTTCGCGCTTCGCCGCGTCAACCTGCGGCTGCGTGTACGGATTCTCAGGAATTTGTTGCAAAAACAGCCGTTTTTCAGCCAACCGGCTCTCCAGCGTAGCCTCTCGCCCGATGGACTTCATGTCCTCCCAAGCTTCCGACGCCGCCTTCTTAACCGCATTCCAGCCGCGCTCAATCGCGCCCAGATTCTCCAGCACGCGCTCAGACATTTGCTGAGATTCGTCCGCGAACTTGCCCTGAATCAAAGCCACCGCTTCCTGCTGTCTGCCTTGCTCAACCAAAGCCCGCGCCTGCTCATAAACATCCGCATTCAGCGTCTGATAAACGCGCGAAAACTTGACGACCGCCTTCAACGGGTCGTCCGCGATTTCCTCATAAACGCGCGCCAAATCCTCCACGCTCTTGCCCGTAGCCTTAGATTGCAAGACCACGGACTCAGCAAATCGCCCATAATTTTCAGCCGCTACCGACCCGCTCTCGACAAAAGCCAATATCGCCGAGCGAGCCTCAGACCATCCGCCCGTCGCATTGCCGACCGAATCGGCAATCGACATCAACTTACCCGAAGCCGCGCCCGCGCTGCCACCGGCAAAGATGACCGCCGCAGAAAAACGCTTAGATTCCTCCGCGCCGTCGTAATACGCTTTACCCAAAGCAACCACGCCGCCAGCCAACGCACCGACCGCCACCGTCGCAGGATTGATACTCGCCGCCAACCCGCGGAACATATTCCCAAAGCCGCCGAACGAATCACGAAGCTGACCGCCTTGCTGCAACGCAACTAAAAACGGATTCTGTCCGCCTGCCAACTGCGTAAAAATATCCGTAAACTGAGCCGGAACCATACGCATCGCATTGTTGTACTGCCCGACGGAAATATTATTCAGCTTCAGTTGATTCTCTTGACGCTTCAAAGCCTGCGTAATCTCGCTGATTTTTGCAACATCCGCGCCACGTTGCCGCGCCAGCAACTCATAATAAGCCGCCGTACCGCGCCCGCCAGACTCACGAACAGCAATTTCACGCTGTACCGCATTAATAATGGACTGAGTAGCACGCTCCTGCTTCTTAGCCAGCCGTTCCGCTTCCTTCGAAGCCTTATCATATCCCGCCGCCGTCGCCGCCGCGCCCGCCGCCGATTGCTGACCCGCGTCCTTTGCCGCCTTGCCGATACTGCGAAGCGCAACGCCCGCCTTTTTCGCGCCGGATTCGATATCACTGACATCCAAACCAGCCTTAATCGTATTCTCAGCCATCTTTCTTTTCGCCCATTATCAACAACGCCTCACGCTCCATCACGCGCACAAACTCAAACAACTTCTTCCGCCGCCGCTTCTTAATTCCCATCAAATCCATAGCCGCAGCGACCGCCTTATAATCCAACGCATACGCCCCCGCCATACTGACGCGCCACTGACCGCAGACCGACGAAAACAACTGCACAGCCTCCCAATTGTTCGGCCACACCTCCACCTCATCCGCCGTCAATTCATCCGCATCAAAGCCGAAGAATCCCAACGACGAGACCGTCTTCTCGTCGTCAGAAAATATCGCGCGGACGGCGGCAATCAGTTTTTTTCGCGCGCGCTGCTATACGCCTGATAGAACGCACTCAGAATTTCCCCACCCGCAAACGGATATTCATCCAGCAGATACGCCATATTTTCAGCATTGAATTCATCTTCGAAGCCCCAAGACTTCGTGATTTTCAACACCAAATCAGCATCGATCCGGTCTTTGCGGTCACAATCATCCGCAAACTCATCCATAGCCTTACGGTTCACCCAAACAAACTCAAATTCCACCGCAATCGGCTCGCCGGCAGGAGTCGGAATCTTTACTTCAGTTTTAAAAGTCGCCGCATGCGCCAATTTCAATTTAGACATCACAATTTCCCAAAAAAAGACCGCCCCGAAGGGCGGCAAAGTTACACAAGTCCACCAAAGAGACCAGACGAAATTACAAATAGCGGTTGTACTCGCCAGACAGCGAATACGTCATATTTACCGACATCACCTCATTACGGACTAGCTGAGGCATTGAACTCAGACTAACATAGCCGTTGTACACAATCACCGATTGAGTTTTTAAAACCACACGCATAGGCGTCAACTTGCGACTGTCGCTTGCCTTCTTCGCCGCCTTATAGCCGGGCAGATTCGGGTCGTCCGCTATCTTTAACGTCATAGAGTAAGCAGATTGGGTCGTCGGCAACTGACGCTCGAAGTCATCTTCAACGAAACCAAACTGAACGAAATTCTGCTCGCCGCCAGAACTCGACACTTCCATAATCTGCGAAATCTGCTGCCACTCCTCAATCTTTTGAAAACCGCCAGCGCCCGAACCGGAAGGGAACTTATTCAAATCACTTGTATCAATGCCGTCCAGCTTAAAACTGTTCGCATCAACGCTCGTCACACGGAATACACGTTCATTCAAAACGCTCCAACCGGATAACAACGCCACATAATCGCCATTTTGCAAACCATGCGCCGTAGCAGTACACACCGCCTCAGCCGCATTAGAGATTGCCGTGACCTTCTTCTCAGCAGCCATTTTCGTAGCAATCTGAAAGATCGAACCATTAGCCAAATTTACAGCCATAACCAAATCCTTAAAAAACCAAATAAAAAAAGGCCGCCCAAACAGACAGCCGCAAACAAAAACTGCCTAAGCAGTCATAAAAACAAAATCCTGCACCATCCCGCGCCGACCATCGTCCAAAACGACCGCATCCGCCGCCGACAGCGCATAACCTTCCAACGAATCCAACACCGACCGCTCCACCGCACGGCTCTTCTCCAACGCGCCCAAACGGTCAACATCCCACACCGAGACAGAAAAACGCACCTCATACCCATCATCGTTATGGTCTAAAAACAAACAGCCCGCGCCGCCGACCCGCTGCACAATCACCAACGGAAATTCCGCCTCCTCCGGCGCAAAATCATGATAAACATCCACATCCGGCAAAACACGGCTGATCGCACTAATCAGAGATTCTTCCACGCACCACCTCCAACACAGCATCCAACATCACAGCCTCCATCTTCGCACCCTGAATCTTCAAAGCACGGGACAAAAAAGGACGCGGCGCAATCGACTTGCCATTTTTCCGACGCACCCCGTTATGCACCATATACCCATAAGGCACAGCCCGCAGCACACCGCCCTCATAACGCCCGCGATTACCCTCACGGTCGCGCCAGCCAATCTGATAAACCGCCCGCCGACCCTCGACCGAATCCGACTTATCATAAAAAGCAAAAACCGAGCGTCTCAAATCGCCCGGTTCAAAATCATATCGCCGCTTACTCCCATCAGCATTGCGGCTGCCCTTACTATAAAAATAATGCCGCTTATGATGACGCGGAGCCTGAATCTTAATCTCCTCGCGCAATAAGCTCACACCCTGAAACGCCGCCCAACGCAGCTTCTCGCCCACCGCCTCCGGCAAACTGTCAAACCGCGCAATCGCGTCCGAAAAATCAGCATCAATATCAACTTTCATCAGGCAGGCTCTCACACGTCAAATCCAAAAATTCACGACGGCGCAAATCAGGAATCACCGCACGGATAACATAAACCCCATTCTCCGTCCGAACCCGCATATCCGCCGAAATCCCAGCGCGCCAACGAATACGCACCGAAGCCCGAACCGAAGCCGACAACACATCATGACGCATCGTCTCCGACCCTGACACATGCCGCACATCCGCCCACACCCTACAAAACAGACGCCATACCATCACAGTCGCGCCCGACTTATCCTTTTCCTTTACCCGCTGAAGAATCTCCACACGGTGTCGCAACTGCCCAGCCTTCATACCCGCCCCAAACAAAAAGGCCGTCTGAAACTCAGACGACCTTTCTCAAAACACACAATCAAGGCTCCTCATGATATTTCTGTCGAAATTTATCCGCCAAAATATCGCAAGCCCCCAACAAAAACCGCTCCATCGACTTATCCCCGTCAGCATCCTTCACAGCACGCTCACGGCAATAATCAACGGCAAATTGATCTTTCTCTTTTTGCGAAGGCTCACCACATCCAGCAAGCGCAAGCAAAACAACAGGCAAAACCAAAAACTTCATATTCAATTCCCTTTTATATTTATAAAACGAAATCAAATATTAGCTACCAGATAGCCAACAGACAAGCCTAAACTTCACGCCGCCTTTTTCACATCTGCCGGATAAAACACCGAAATCCCACGATAAAAACGCTCATCGACCAAACCCTCGTCGCAAAGCGCGCTGATATCGTTTCGCGCAAAAATCCAACCGCTCCAACGCCATTTGCCAAACACCTCATTGGCAACAGCCGTAGCGGTACATTCCGGATTGTTTTGGATATACGCCAAAACCTCTTTCTTATTTGAAGTTTCCATAATATGTAATGTGTAAAATCAAAAAACCGCCCAAAATCTGCCGTTCGGACGGTTTTTTATCTTGGCTCGCACTCAAACAGGCAGCCGCAAGCCTTAGCTGCACCCAAAGAAGTCGGGCAACGCCGTATCAAGCCCTAATCAGAATAAAATAAAGCAGAAGAGCGTTTTGGGGCGTACGGTTTACGCTTAACCGTCATAGATTAGAATTTAGACACCCATCACCCGATAGGGCTGAATCAAATGTCTAAACGCAGCAGGAACACCCGAATCCTGAGAAACAGACTCACGCTCGGCATACCATGAAGCAATCAGAATCAACATTGCCTGATTGACAGCAGCCGTATAGTGCATTCCTCTAGGGTCGTCGGCAGGAATATCGACACCCGCCTCATACCAATTTCGCCCCGTGTACACCTTCAGAGTTTCAGCGGCGGCAAATCGGTATTGTTCCAGTAGCTCGTCCTCTTCTTCGCCATCAACGCGGCATTGAAGCCGGATTTGCTCAATCGTTACCATTTTCAGACTGACCGTCTAATTCGTTTTGAGCAACATCTTCAGGCTGAACAACGTCTTCAGTTTGAACAACAGTTTCAGGCTGGACAATGTCTTCAGGCTGAATAACAGTTTCAGACGGATTCACATCATCCGCCTTATTCTTAGGTGCATTGCCCTTAGCCTTACGACCGGTTTTCTTCTCCGGCTCAGGGTTATTATCGTCTTCGGAAGATTCCGCTTCGGCAATCAGACCAAGTTCAATCAAATGCGCCGCGTCAGCTTCCAACATCTCGCGCTTGTCGCCGACCCAATACTGCTTATCGCCGTAATGCTGTTCCAAAACAACATAGGTTTTCATATTGACCTCCAAATAAAAAAGGCCGTCTGAAATTCAGACGACCTTGCCCAAAATTACACCTTAGCCGCCAAAGTGCCTTTAATAAAGGCTTCAGGACGGTAAACAGCCAAAGCCAAACGCTCGTAGCATTTGAATGTAACCAGATTTTTCTCAAAATCCTTGTCATTTTCAAACGACACATCAACGCCGACTTCTTCGCGGTCAAACAATTGCGCGCCCAACTTAAACGCACCGGCGAGGAAAGTACCCGCCGCCAGCGCAGTCGTTTCCACAATCGGCAAACGCCACAGCATCGGTGTCGCACCATTTTGCGGATTGCCAATCAACATACGGCCGGTAGTGTCTTTTTCCAGTTCCAGTTTCGCCCAGTCAATCGGATTCAACACGATACCCGTTGCCGGATATTTGGCAAGCGTTGCTTGGAGCATGGCAAGGCGCAATTGGTCGATAATTGTATATTTCGCCAAACTCGCAGGGTCTGCAAAAGCCGAAGCCTGCGGCAAAATACCCTTCAGATTATTGCCGGAACCATCACCATTGAGCAATTGACGGTCTTCCACTTCTTTCAAGCCGTAAACCAAACGGTTATTGACGAAAGATTCCAATTGCGGCGCATCGGAGAGAATATTTTTACTCGCCTTCATCAAATGGCCAATGGTTCGGACAGTCGTATGGACTTCGTCAAATTTCAAATCGGAATAGTCGAATGCTTCGCCCTCGGCTTTCGATGCCGTTGCATTAGTGAAACCGGTTTCGCGCACATAAGACACCGTATTGCTTGAAGTTCGACCTTGAGTCAGCAAATCACGAATCGACAAACGACGCTCAGGCATCGCCAAAATACCGTCACGGCGGTCAGGTACAACCAACGCTCCCGCGCTGCCGGCTGCATCAGTAGTCAGGCTTGTAATAGTAGCCTTCATGTTTACACGGGCAGTATGTCCGGAGCTTGTAGATTCCAAAACAGTTTTAATACCTTCATCAGAGGCAAGCTCCGAACCGAGCGTCTTGACCGCATCAGGCTCGTTTCCGCTTGAACGGGCGTTTTTCTGTTCAAGCTCGGAAAGACGGGCTGACATTTCGTTCATTTTAATCAACGCTTCGTCTGCCTGTTCCTTCATGGACGTGAATTGCGTTTCGCCCTTTTCCATGCGGCCTTTGATTTCCTCACCCAACGCCTGAACGTCAGCTTTAGCTTTGGCAAATTCTGCCACCAATTCTTTCAAATTTTCATTCATTACTTGCTACCTTTCAAAATATTCAAAGCAGATTCAATTTCTTTTGCTTCAGTATCATCCGCATCGCGCAGAAGTTGACGCAAACCGTGCGAAGCAATGGCGACAGATTGCGATTTTGAAAACCCTGCATCGCGCAGGAACTTTTCGAATTCAGGAAGCGTAGGAAGCCCGCCACCGGCAAGGGCCGATTTCACACTATCGACCGTAGCCTCCTCATTCGCAGGGAACGTGACGACCGAAACCTCCCACAAATCCAATTCAAGAAGGTTAGTAACCTTCTCGTCATGGTCTTGCTCAATTAAAATTTCACGATAACCGATAGACATCCCGCCTAACGCCTTTTCCTTCAGCAACGCATACGCCGCCCGCGCCTGCGGAATATCGTCAATCAAAAGACGGCCTTCCACAAAAAGCCCCTTTTCGTCCTCCACCATCTTAGCGAAGACCCCAATCGGTTCGCGGCGGTCGTGCTGCCACAACATCGGCGGCAGGCGGCCCTTTTTCGCCCATTCCGCCAGCGACTTCTTAAACGCGCCCGGACGGACGACATCGCCATAGCTGTCTTCATTATGAAAAACGCTGCCATACCCCGAGAACACGCCCGTCTCGGAAACCGACTTGATTTCAAGCGGGATTTGCAGATGTTTAGTTTTCATTATTACTTCCTACCTTATCCAAAGTGGTCATATTGACCTGTACCGTCAGCACATCACCGCCATCGACAGGCGGCAAATTCTCCAGCCGTCTGACCTCGTTCCGGCTCATTACACCGTTTTGCAGCATTTGGTTATAAAACGCCGCCCGCGCCGCACTATCCGCACGAAGCAACCCCTCAACGCTGAATTTAGGACGGTAAAGCGACCGCTCGGCAGGCTTCAACAGCTTCCGGGTAATCGTCTGCTCATACCGTACCAACATCGGATTGACCGCATACGTCAGAAACCCCATATTGATGGATTCCATGCTGCTTGCCCAACTGCTCGCCTTATTCGTATGCCCGATAAGCGGCGGCGGCGTACTGAATGCCCGACAAATCTCCTCGATACCAAAATATCGAGATTCCAAAAGCTGCGCGTCGGCAGGATTAATGCGTACAGAACTGCCCGCAACATCCATCCCCGCCTCCAAGACCATCATCTTCCCGGCATTCTCAGGCTGACTAAATTCAAACAGCCCCGCCTTCAGGTCGGCGCGTTGCTTTTCAGTCAACACCCGCTCGCCGGTCTTCAAGAATCCGCCAGCCTTCAGCCCGTTTTTAAACTCACGCGCCGCAGACGAATTCGCATCCATCTGACCGCCCAAAGTATCCGCCGCATAACGTATAGGACTTAACCCGACCAAGCCGTCCAAAGAGAAACCCTTAAAATGCAGGATTTCCGTTTCCGCGTATTTGGTCGTTTTCCCACCCTTGCAATAGCGGTACTGCAAAGCGCCGTCTTCCAATCGGGCAACCGTCATACTCTCCGAATCCATCGGCTCCAAAGCAATCACATTCCCGACCGAATTACGGAATATCCGCGCATACGCATTGCCCCACAAATCCTGAGATACCGTCATCGCCTGCCAAAACTCGACCGCGCTCATATCAGCATTCGGGCAATCGTGCAAAATGGCATACAACGGATGATCCGACGCAATATTGCCGTCCCCGTCCCGAAGATGTAGCGGAAGTGTAGAAATAGTTTCCGCCCGAAGACGGACACAAGCCCATACAGCCGACAGCTTCAACGCCTTTTCCGCAGTAACCGCCGTCCCCGAAGGCGTAGAATCGCCCCTGAACGGAGCCGCGCTGCTGCCCTTATCCAAATGATGACGACCAGTCAGCCGCGACAACATCCGCGCCCAAAAACCAGCATCCTGTAAATCCGCCATAACCTTTCCAATCAAAAGGCCGTCTGAAATTCAGACGGCCTAAGCAATAATAATATCGTTTAAAAAATCATCGACACTACCTTTCGCCACAGGATTCAGCGACAAAAGCGACACCGCATCAAACATCGCCATCAGCGGGTCGATTTTCGCCGAGCCGCTCGCCTGCTTGGTAATTAAAATACCATTGGCGCGAGGCTCGACGCGGGCATTACCGACCACCCAATTCATCATCGCGCTGCCGCTATGGATAAAACAGCCTTCCGCCAGCTTGCGCTCCGCCGTCTTAATCGCCGCGCCCAGCTTCCAACCCTGCGACACACCGACCACAGCATCTTCCGGAACGCCATATTCCAACATCGCGTCCAAAATCGCACCGACCCCGTGCGGGTCAAGCCCGCATTTATCCAGCAAACCGCTTTGATAAACCCGAGCCACTAACCCAGCCACCTCATCGCTGTCATCGCCGATGCGGTGGACAATCGTCAAATCCCCCTGCTTGGCAAAATCCAACAAAACAGGCGCGATTTCCTTGCGCCGCTCCAATACCGACGGATGCGCCCAAGCATGAAACCACGCCGCCCACATCCGCGGATTGTCTTTCAGACGGCCAACAACAGAAATCCCCAGCAAGTCATCCAACCCACCGCCGTCCACACCAATATCGATGACCTCGCAGTGTTCCAGCATCCAATCCAAGTCGATTTCAGGACGATTTCCATTTTCCTCCCAAAATTCCGCACCCGCCCATCGGTCATTTCTCAAATTCATGCCGACTTCGACATTCAGATGCTTGGCGTAAAACTCCATCAACGCTTCGCCGCCCTTGCTTTTGGCTTTGGCAAGCATACCCGTTAATGTCTGCGTATCGACGGACGCGCCCAAATTAGGATTTGTGATGTAGAAATTCTCAGGATTTTCGTAAGCCTTACTTTCCAACATCGCCTTCGGGAACTCATACAGCACAGGCATATATTGCGGGTTGATGATTTTCCCGTCCCGAACATCACGCGCCAAATCCAATTCAGCCTTAAACACCCCCGCCGGCGGCTCGGTTGACTGCGTAGAAAGCTTAATCACAAACCCGTCGATACGAGACAACAGACCGCCTGTCGCCTCAGCAATCATCGATTCCGCGCCCGCCACCTTACCGAACAAATGAAGCTCGTCAATCAGGACGCCGGTTGCCTTCTTACCGCCGACAGTCTTATCGTCAGCCGCCACCACCTTCAGCGTCGCCCCCGTTACCGTGTTCGTAATGGTTCGGGTGTGCTGTTGGACGTGGTATGTTGCTGACAGATACGGGTCAAGCGTAATCATGTCCCGACAAGGAATAAAGCTGTTGTCTGCTACCTCCTTAGTGGGCGCAAGAATCAAATATTCCGAACTTTCACGGTCGTCCAGTTCGATAGCCGTCATCATCATTGCAGCGGCTATTGTTGACTTCGTGTTCTTTTTCGCAATCAACAAGAAAAAATCGTTGATATCCCGCCGATACGTCGTCGGATTTTGCGCCCCGAACATCGCGCCGGCAAAGTCATACACCCAATCACGGGTCACTTCCCCGATGGTCGGCTGACCTAGCACATCACGAAGCCGCAAACGCTCCATAAACGCAACAGCACGATTCGCCATCACAGGATAAAGAGGCTTGACCGGAACAATACTTTCCCCCGCAATGATACGGCGCTCCCAATCGGGCAGGGCGGTCGTCCATTTCGGAGGGGATGTGTTCAATTCCATCTTTTACCCCCGCCAACCGACACAGCAACATGCCCCGAAACTTCATCCAGCGGGAAAAAGTCCCCCACTGCATTCCCTTGACGGCGACGTTCCCTCAAAGACATCGCCTGCTCACGGGCGGCATCCTTTTTATTAACCGCCGCAGGCTTGGCTTTCGTGTATTTCGCCTTTTCCGACGCCGCAGCGTGTTTTTCCTTTGGCGTTGCCCACGGGTCCATCATGACACCTTCCCAATATTCCACAGGGTCAAGCGATACCCGCAATTTGTCACAAACCGCCTTAACAATGGCGCAAAACTCGGAATCATCCGTATCCATCGAACCAATCCACGCAGAAACGCCGTCAGCAGTAAAAACAGCCGTATTTCCACGCCCCATTTTCGCAATAGAAGCAGCAATTTCAGATACAGACTCACAATCCGCATCACTTTCCAGCCACTCAGCCACCGCCCGCGAACAAAAAAGCGGCAGTTCGTTTTGCTGTCGAACTACCGCCTGATTCCCTTCTTCCTTCTCCTCCGGCTGGGAATCATCGCCGAAATAATCAGGCCAAAAAGACCGGATATAATCCTTAACCCTAGGGTCAGCCATACACCGCGACCCAGTAGCCGATGCGCTGCCCTCACTACACCCAATAATCAAGGCCGCATCCCTATTACTGATTTTGACAGGCTTCGCCGAAACAATAGCTTCAGCAAACCTCAGCTTTTGCCCCTTCAACCTAGCCATAACCAAATCCCAAAATATCACAAAAACAGCCTGAAACCCAAGCCATTAAACAATTCTTAAACAATTTACCTTTAACAAAAACACCAAAAAACCAATAAAATCTACGCATGGGAGGGCGTGGGGTTTCCGAGAGTGAGGGGCGTGAACTTTTGACACCCCCTACCACCCAACGGCGCGCCATCGCTGCCGATTTTCAGCGGCGGATTTTTCGGCGTGACACTTTTTGCAAAGTGTTTGCAGATTTTCCGCCTCATCTTTGCCGCCGTCCGCCAGCGGAACGATGTGATCACACTCGGCATCCTTCGAAAGCACCAAGCAACCGCACCGCCGGCATTGATATTGGTCACGCAACAGCACGGATTCGCGCAGATTCATCCAGCCTCGCCCGCGCATACGCTTTTCCGCCGTCTTTGGCGGATGCTTCACGGCGATTCTGTTTTGCTCAACAGGTCGGAGCCGTGAAGCCATTTGTTTTAATCGACCCATAAAATTCTTCCCAAACGCAAAAGCCCGCCTGAATCTTGTTCAGACGGGCCATCCGCGCTTTTTTTTGACTGAAAAATGAAAAAGCTGCGTTAACCGTACATACAGTTAAACACAGCTTGCCATAATTTAAACAAAAATCCCCCAAGACGTCAATAGTGTTTTAACAACTTTTTAACAGCCACATCCGCCATCAAGTTCAATCGGGCATTTGCCAGCCGCCGCTCATACGCTTTTTGCGTGATACCCAATACCTTGGATTTTGCGTATTGAGTACCTATGCGCCTGTATTCTGTCTCGACTGCTTGCTTGCGATTAGGATTCAGACGACAAATCGCCCGATCCATCACGCTCGCTATCCCATCGCCGTCAACGCCATAAGGCAGGATTGCCACAAATTCCGTCCTAGGCGGCAAATCACCTGCCGCCATCAAACGATTAAAACGGCTGCAAGCGAAGCCTAAGCCGTTATCCTCTCGCTTGGCAGACCAATCAGCCCACCATTCCAAAAGTAAGTCAAGTTCAAATTTCATTTTTCAGTCAGTCTTTGTTTCACGCTGACCATCCCTAGCCGCCGTCGGAATCCGCAGGGCTTTAATTTTGAAGGGATATTATATCAAAATTTGAATAGAAAAATTCAAAATGAAATTATTTTTTAGATGAAAATCGGCAGACCAATAACAATATGGGCTTGTGCCATAAATTTTAAAACCCTGTGCCATTGTGCCATGCGCTGTGCTATATTTTAAATCGCTGAAAGCCTTATAGAATATAGTCCCGTGCCATTGTTCCATAATTTTTCAAGAAATCTCGCATAAGAAAAAAAATTATCCAGCCATAAAAAAAATATGACACGTTATATATACACCGTGTCATATTTTGAAAACCTATAAATTTTTTTCTCGCGTAAAGAAAAAATCGCTGAAATTTATGGAACAATGGCACAGAGCCATAGCACATAAGGCTTTCAGCGATTTAAAATATAGCACAGCGCATGGCACAATGGCACAGAGCATAGCACATAAGCTGTCCCATAAAACCACAAAACGCGAACGGCAAACTTGCCGAACGCGTCTTGATACTGATATTACATATAACCTCCAAAATAGTCAAACAACTTCCGCACCGCGATACTTCCAACCCGCCGATCTAAACTCTATAACTTCATTCCCGATCGATTCCGCCTCAGACAATCCGTCTTTAGGCCTCCAATTCGGCGTTTTAAAAATCCAGTTTTGATGCGACGCTTCGCCCTCTTTGGTTGCAGACCGCCAACGGCGGCGGGCGCGCGGCATCTTTTCGGCAATATGTTGCAGAAACTTGGTTTTGCCAGTTTCCCGCTCTCCGTTCTGCCTGCACCATTCTTTGTAAACCAACCAAAGGTCGTCTGTAATGCAACAGCAAAACGGCAGGTCTTTAATACCACCGCCAGCCCACTCGGAGTAAAACGTCTGCCAAGCATAGCGGCCATAGGAAATGACGTTCTGTTTCGCGGCAGTCATCGGCGGCGGCGTGTTTGGATCAAACCGAACTGGCTCTTCCAATTTAATGACCTCGTATCCTTTTTCGTTTTCTGCCTCCTGCTGCCCGTAAGTCAGATAAAAATTCCAACACAGCAGGAAACTGTAAAACAGACGGACGCCATCGTTGCCGATACAGTCTAAAACCTCGTCGCGCAAGGCTTTATCCAATTTTTTCTCAGGCCACACAACAAAGTAACGGCGGTCGTTTTCTTCGATTTTGAAAGGCTGCGATTCGTTACTCAGGAACACACAATTCATATGGTTTGCCTCTTCATAGGCGTCCTGAAATTTCCGCTCGACGCGCATCGTCTTGCCGGTGATCATGTGCTTTTGACTGCCTGTTTTATTGTATTTTTGCTGATTCGTGTAAACCTCTTCAAAAATACCAAACATCTTGCCTGAGCGGTTTGCCGTATAGTTACTTTCTAAATCCTCTTGACCATATGTCGCGCCGTATTCTCCGTACATCGGTTTGACGATTTCCTCGAAGAAGAAAGACTTACCCGCGCCGTGGATATGACCGTGCATGACAACGGCGGTCGTCATCTTTGCGCCTACGTTTTGCAACGGATAAGCAAGCCAATTCAGCAGATACTCGACCTGTTGGTAATCACCATTGCACAAATGATTAATCAGATTCAAAATCGGCTTGATTTCGGGGAACAATCTATACAATTCGTAGTTTGTTTTGGGCATATCCTCTTTGGGAATCGGGAATTTCGGTTCAATCGGCATACCTCGGAAGATATTAATATAGTCGTCAGACAACACGCGACCAGGCTCAAAGACCAATCTGTCGAAACGTTTTACAATCCTGCTCGGACTGTTTACCCAAACTTTAAAACCATCAGGCGTCATCGATAGCCGCGCCGCCTTTTCAGGAACAACACGCCATAGCTTGTTGTCCCAAATCGATGCCGACCCGTCAAGATAAATGAACCGCTCCATCATACCCTGCGTATCATCATCCTTTACCGCCTGAATTAACGCATAGTCTTTTTTCAGACGGTTGATTTCGTACATAGTCAATACGGGCGCGCGACCCCACTCATACCAAGCGTCAACAACTTCTTTACCGAAATGGACAGTCATGGCTTTTCGGGTATATGTAACCCCAGTTTTCCTGTTCACGCCGTGGTCTTTCCCTTCGACCAGCCCAAATTCTGATTTCAGCTTTTGCAATTTGGACAAAAATTCATCATCTATATCCCCCGCGCCCCCTTGATTGCCTGTTGCTTCAGGAGATTCAGGCAACTGCTCGGACTCAGGCTCCGCTTCTTGATAGGGCGCGGGAAAGTTTTCAGACGACCTTTCTGCCTCTGGCACATACTCAACCAACCAATCCGCCGCGCCCGCTCGGCTCAACACTTCGGACGGATTGACAATACGCCCGCCATCGGCAATGGCATCAGCAATATCGAAACCATGCGGCCATCTACCCGGCTCAGGGATATTGACCAGCCAAACGCGACAATTTTGCTTTGCCAGCACATCAGCAATACCCAACATCGCCTTCAGCCCGCCTTGCTCATTCCGCGGCAGATACGGCTTAGATTCAGGGTCAACGCCTTCTTCGCGCTCTTTTTTAGTCAGCTTTTGCCGCAGCGAATCGCAATCAGGCCACAAGACGACATCACGATCAACAACCGCCGACCAATCAGACTTATCCCAGTTATTGCAACCGCCATGCCATGTCAAAACCGCGTATCCGTAGTCTTGAGCGTCTGCCGCGTTTTTACATTTTTCGCCCTCAACAACCAAAACAGGAGCGGAGGGGCGGGATGAGAGGGCATCAAGACCGTACAACGGACGCGGGTTTTCCCAACACCGCCAACGCCACATTTTTTCACCTGTTTTGGTGTTTTCACAAAACGTATAAGGCATGTCGATTTTACCGCCGTCCGACTTTTTAAATCGGGCAACGCCGCCCAAAATCGCGCCACTGAGGTCACGAAAAACAGATTTAAAAATCAGGTCGTCTGACTGACGATAACCGTTTTTAAAAGTCATCGATTTAAGCGCGTACTCAGGCACAGGGATGATGGGTTTCCACAAATCCCGCTCGTCTTCTTTTGACGGAGCAGGCGGCGGCAGCGGTTTCGGAGCTTTATCTACCAACGGCCCATGCATCAAACCGACCAGCGCTGCGACCTTGTCTTTTGCCTCGTTGAAGCTATACCCACAAACCTCCATCAACAAATCAAACGGGCTGCCGCCTTCGGGCTTGCATTGGTTGCAAATCCAAACACCGCTCCCACGACTTGAGCCGCTGCCATCGGTAAATCTGAATCGGTCAGTACCGCCGCACACAGGGCAGGGATGATGATTCTTGTCCAAAAGCTCCGAAGGAATCCCGCAAGCCTCTAAAACTTCGCGCCACCTGCCATGTGCAGCAGCGTTGATTTCGGCTTTTGTTGCATATTTTTTATTCATTTTCAGTCGTCCTTTACGTTTTTTAGGCGTAAAAAAGGCCTGCCCCCCCTTGAGAGGGCAGGCTAAATTACCAATCGCGTGTTAATCGGTAACGGGAGTAACAGGTTCAGTATTCAAAAGAGCTTCCAACTTCTGATATACATCGTGATCGCAACGTTCTACCTTTCCACTCAAGGCACGATGCGCCCACGACTGAGACTTTCCAACCTTCGCCGCAAGCTGGGCTTGGTTTAATCGGTGCTTATAGGCAACCGCATTCGCAAGTTCTCGCAATTCCATATTCAAAACTTTCTTATTTGTTATTCACTGTTGAATATTATAATTCAAATTATAAATTTGTCAAAAGAATTATTCATATTTTTTTTGAATTAAATTATTCAGAAATGAATTTTTTGAAGATAATAGCCACTAATAAAAAACTGGGAGGCTTTATGAAATATCTATCTGACAACTATTTATACCTACTTCGAAAAAACAATCTCAATTCCCAAAAACTATCAAAGTTACTCGGCGGCAAGCCATCGCAACCAACGTTGAGCAGGCTCGAAAAGAAGCCGGTCAAGTTTCCGCGGCGCGACACCGTTCACGCCATTGCCGACTATTTCGACGTACCTGTCGATGATTTCATGGACAAACCGCTTTGGCTGGAGAGCGAGTTTGCAAAAACAACTATACACAACATGTTAAGCGAGCCTCGCATAAACCCATACACAGCAACAAAGAGTCCAAGAAAAAAAGAAGTAGCACTGGCACAGCGAACCATGCCACTGCTCGAAATAGACCAAGCCCTTGAATATGTAACCAACCCAACAGAGGCATCCATCGTCAACTGCGAGCTTGTATCAACCACCTTGTCGCACTCAGACCGAGCGTTTGCCGTCAAGATGTTTGATAACAGCATGAAAGCAGAAAACACCGTAGAAGAAGCAATCAGCAAGGGCGAAATCCTTATTGCCGAGCCGCAAATTCCGCCTCGCCATGAAGATATAGTCGTCGTGAACCTGAACCCTGAGAAACGCATCGGCATGGTCGCCAAGCTGGAAATAGACCCGTTTGGAAACAGAAGACTGAGAAGAACCGGCATCAATATCGCCGGAGAAAACCCGATGGAGCTACCCAAAGGCGCATTTATATGCGGAGTCGTCATCGAAGTGAAACGGCGGACAATCAGCCCATACGAGGTCGAAAACCGAATAAAAAATGAATACAACCCAATAGAATCAATCGAAAAATAAAGCAACAATCTGATTTATAACGATTTAAGCTAAGACCGCAATAAAATGCGGTCTTTTTTTATTCACAAAATTTACATTGTATTCAATAATTTGAATAAATAATTCAAATTATTTCAAAAAAGACTTGAATAAAGTTATTCAATAGCGCATAATTCATTCATCGAAACAAAGCAACCCCCGAAAGGATGAATATATGTCTACCTTAATTCTCACCAACATCGCTGTTTCCGCGCTGTTGTTCTTATCAACCCTGATTTTTGACTGAAAGGAAATCAAAAAATGGAAACCCAAGAAAAGAAATTCGTTGCCGCATCTAAACAAATCCCGACCGTAAACGGCGGATGGTTAGACCGCGAACTCGGCGAAGCAATGTCCGAAGCCGTCCGCGCCTGTCTTGCTCACGGCAAGCAAGCCGAAGTGACGGTGAAACTGAAAATCACGCCGCAGAACATCAGCCACGGCACTGTAAAAATTGCTCACGACGTGACAACCAAACTGCCCAAAGAAAAACGCGAAGGCGGCATCGTATTCGCAACACCTGACGGCAACATTCAAGCCGACGATCCAGCACAAGGCAGCCTGAATCTGAAATCCGTCGAAGAACAAGCTCCCACGCTGAAGATTGTCAAAACCTCTTGACAATCAGCAAACCTAGAACCCGCGGAATAACCCGCATCAACATTAAAGGAATCCAAAAATGGAAACTCAAGAAAACATGATTCAAACCACCCTGAAAGCCGCTCAGAAGCCTTTCATCATCACCGCTCCGAACGGCATGCCCATCATCGCCCAACCTTGCGCGCGCGATACAGAATGGTCCTATCAAAAAGACGAAACCCTGCTTGATAAGCCCTTACATAAAAAAGGCAGCCCAGAATTTCACGATGCAAAAAGCCTCATTAAGTTTGTCACGAAACACAAACAGGAAGGTACGCAGATTTTTATCGATGCCGACTACAAAAAAGGAAGAATCAACATCGCAGCGATCATTAACGGTCACACAGCTACGCAAGCAGACTGGGGCGATTTTGCTGCATTTTTCCAGCCGGTTCAGACGACATCGGCAGAAAACTGGCTCAAAAACAATGTTCATAAAATGAATCAAGCAGAATTTGCACATTTCCTGACTAATAATGCACGCAACATCGTTTCTAAAAATCCGGCCAAACCGGAGGCAGCGTATCCAACAGCCGCCGAAGTCTTAGATTTCGCGCTGAATCTTGAATACACCGAAACGACAACATTCAAGCAAGGCTACCGCGAACAAGATGGTCGCATCAATTTCACTTTCACAAGCAAAGACGATGCCGCCACTGAAAAGAACCTCAAGATGTTCGAGCGTTTTGGCATCAGTTTCACGCCATATCAAGGCGGCGAGCCATATTTTGTCGAAGCATTATTGAAATTCCGCATCGAGAAGAATACCGGCGCATTGTGTTTATGGTACGAGCTGCAACAAATTGACGCAGTCATCGAACAGGCAGCGCAAGACATTGCCGAAGAAATTCAAAAATCACTCGCCGACGTAGACATCTACTTCGGACGTCCCGACTAAAAAAACCAAAGGTCGTCTGAAATCGCTACACAAATTTCAGACGACCTAAAAGGGAAAAACAAAATGAATAACTACCTGACAACACTCATACGCGCCCCGCGCAACGGAATTATCTTTTTCGGCACGCTACACGAAATCTATAAAGAGTTAAAAAAAATCGAAAGACAGGAGACCATTGTGGAAACCATCAAAGAATACAGCATCGATATCCGAGTTACAGCGGCCCAAGAAGTCAACAGCCACGGATACCCCTATCAGAAATATGGCTGCGACATCGTCAACACAGACGGCGAAATCTTAGTCGGAATAACCCCAAACTACCCAACCGAAGAAAAAGCAGTCAAAGCCGCTCTCTCTTTCCTGTCTGAAAATAACCTACAAAAGGCATGCTGAAATGAGAATCCGCGATCTACTCTTTGCAATGTTTGTCGCAGCAGTAACCTGCCTAGTCTTTGTCGGCGCAATCCACGCATTCGAAGGCGACCGCCACGAATCAACAGAACTAGCCCCCGGTCAAATCGATTTTGACGCACACCCCGAACTAATCGGAGGCGGATGCGTATTGGAGCCTGTCGATGGCGAATAACAAAAAACCCCGTAAAAAATACCATCCCCGCCGCTCCCTCTTACAGGGGACGCGGGGAAAAGCACCGATACTGGCAATGCTGGCAACCAGCAACGAACAAATCGAAGACGCCACCATAGACTCAGTTATCGCCCCGTTTCAAAAACTTGTCGACTGCCTGAAAGACGGAACGACAGACGACCAAATATTTTACGATGCCTGCGCCGCCCACTATCTGCATGTCGCCTTAATCGAAGTCTTGAGACACACCAAAATCAAAGCCGACGAAGCAACCGACATGATGGTCAGACTTGAACTGTCAATCAAGCTCGAAACCGCCACCGACGTCACACCCGACATCTTGACGGCAATAGGCGAGCGGAACAGAGCAAGAAACAAATGGATAGCCACCGGCGACGAATTGAAACACCTCGAATCAGCAATCGAAAGCTTTTACGAAACAATGAGGCTGGCAAGCTGGCAACACTACGTCGCCGCCGTCAAAGAATCCGAGCCGATTTTGGATGCCGCGATTTGGCGGCAGAAGAAGAAACATAAAGAATAGACAGCCAAAATGAATAAAGAAACACTAACCTATGCGAGCGTTTGCAGCGGAATTGAGGCAGTGTCTGTTGCATGGCAAGATTTAGATTTGAAACCGTTATGGTTCTCGGAAATCGAACCTTTCCCGTGCGCCGTCTTGGCGCACCATTACCCAAACATCCCGAATTATGGCGACATGACAACGTTACCGGAGCGGATTTTATCCGGGGAAATTGAAGCCCCTGATATTTTGGTCGGTGGTACGCCGTGTCAGGCTTTTTCTGTCGCCGGGTTAAGAAACAGCCTGAATGACGAACGCGGAAACTTAACACTTGTTTTTGTTAGGATTTTAAATGCAATTAACACTATTCGAAGAAAACTCGGGAAACCCGACGCAATCCTATTATGGGAAAACGTCCCCGGAGTCCTCTCAACAAAAGACAACGCCTTCGGATGTTTTTTGGCAGCTTTGCTTGGCGAATCCAAAGAGCTTGTCCCAACAGGGGGGAGATGGACGGGTGCAGGTATTGTGCGTTCCGCCCAGCGTGAAATCGCATGGCGAATACTGGACGCCCAATATTTCGGAGTCCCCCAACGCCGCCGAAGAGTGTTCCTTGCGGCAGGTAATCGAGACAGACGTATCGCCGAAATACTATTTGAGCAACCAGGCGAAAGAGGGAATATTAAAACGGGCAGAAAAAAGGGGAAAGAATCTTCCGCATTTATTGAAAGCAGCTTTGGGACATACCGAAAATCAGACGTAGGCGGGACGGTAAAACGAACAGGAGGCGCGCTGTCTGGTGGTAGTGAAACCTTATTAGTTTCAGAAATTGGAGCAACGTTAAATACTAGCTGGGGCGTTAACTCAGGCCAAATTTGTAACGGCAACTGCGTTGTAAATTATCCAAAAGTCCGCAAACTAACCCCAGTCGAATGCGAGAGACTGCAAGGATTCCCAGATAACTACACGCGAATCGCATGGCGAAATAAGACGGCTGAACAATGCCCAGACACGCCGCGCTACATGGCAATCGGCAATAGCATGGCTGTACCCGTTATACGCTGGCTTGGAACCCGAATCATACTCAAAGACAAGCAAAAGGACATATCATGACCACCGCCCAAACTTTACGGTTAATCTTTGGAAATACACATATCCCGCTTGAAAAAGCGCGCAGCGAATGGCTGCCACACATCAGCCAGCGCAAATGCCGAGAACTCGCCCAAAGACAATCCTTGCCTTGGCCTGTATTCCGCCCCGTGGAAAGCCAAAAGGCAGAATACCTAGTCAACGTCAATGACATCGCCGACTGGCTGGACAAAAAGCAGGCCGAGGCGCAAGCCGACTGGAAAAAGATGAATGGTTAGCTCCAAAAAGGAAACAAAATGAAAAACTTTCTCGAATTGAAACACCCAATTGATGACCTACAAAACCCGCCATTTTCATTCATATCCGACTTGATCGAACACTTGCAAAAAATCAAAGAAGAACATGGAAATCTATTACTGACAACGCACACAGAAGAAAAAGGCGTAATCTCAATCCACCCGGTAAAAGTCAAAGTTTCGTACATCCGAGAAAAGAGACACGGAGAAACAAATTGGACTTACAGAGATTTATCAACCCGAAACCCATCCGATAAGGACTTCAAAGTTTTAGAAGTATAGGAAAAGGAATAAAAAATGATACTCCAAGACATCTTAGAAAAAGAATATCACATCTCAGATTTGATAGCCCACCTAGAAAAAATCAAAGAAATACACGGCGACTTGCCACTAGCGCACGAATACATGCGCGGCGGCGTGAAACCAGCAAATCCGGCACACTTAAAAGTTGCCTATATAAAACATCCGAGAGAACCAAGAACACGGACAGACTCGTACCGCATAGGCACACCGGAAAGCACAGATTTAAAAGTATTGGCTTTGTAGAGGCTCCCCCATGAAAATCCACTCAATAGAGTGGATTTTTTATCATTTCCCCGCTTCAAATTCCGTTACAGCCTGTCGCATCGCCGCCGCAAAATCCAACCGCTCCGCCCGCCGACGAATATTGACGTACCGCTGCAAGCTGCCCCAACTGTCATGCAGCGTTACCCGTTGAATTTGCGGAATAGTCAAACCATCCTCCGCCAACCGCGTCGCCGCTTCATGCCGCAAATCGTGGAATCTCAAGTCCTCAATCCCCAAAACCTTGCAAGCCCGCGTCCACGAAGCAGAAATAGACCTATTATTCAGAGGCACAAGACTATCAGCCCGCCCGCCAACACCAACGCCCATCCGACGCCGCACATCATCCGCACACAACGCATCAATCACAGGCACAGCCAACGGCAACACATCAAACCGCTTATGATTGCCCGTGCTACCGCTGGGATGTTTCACATCACGGAGCAACCAATCACCGGCATCAACATGACGGTCAGCAAACATCAACCGGCAGATTTCCTCTTGCCGCCTTGCCGTATAAATCGCCAACCACATAATCAAGTGCATAGGCGTCTGACTTGCCCGACTTTGCCATTGCCTAAAAAAATAAGACGTCAACGCCTGCAATTCAGACGACGACGGCAACCGCTCCCGACTCGACGACTTAGAGACCAACCCCGACCGCCGCAATCCATCAACAGCAAAATCAAGCTCCTGCCAGCCGACATCAACATCCCAAACATAAAACGCATGCTTCAGGACAGTACGAATATATTGCAATTCCTGCAAGGCCGTCGCCGCACCTATCGGAGCAATACCATCATCAGGCAAACCACGGCGGCGCATCATCACATGATCCGCAAAATCCGACCGCCGCAACCGAGAAAGCGGCATACGGCCAATCGGAAATTCCGTCAAAAACCGAAGCCCCATCCGTTTCGACCGCCCCATCTGCTCGACCTCGTCCAAATACTGCCGCATAGCATCCGCCAAAGACAAATCGGATCGCTTCAGACGACCTAATAAAATACTCGGATCAGCCTCAATCTCAGCCTCACGTTTCCGCGCCCACTCGACCGCTAAAACCTTTTTACTAAACGTCCGCGACTCGCTAAAATCCGGATACCCTTCCTTCCGCACCCTAACCTGCGCCCGGTAAACAACCGCACCCGAAGGATTTTTCCGCTTAATAACCGTAGCCATTTGACACCATCCTGAATAATTAAAAATTATGGTGTCAAAATGGTAACTGATTTTTGTCGAAATGTAACAAAAAAGAGAAGAAAAAGGACAAATAATTATGGATAAAAACTTAGAAAAAACTAGAGAAAACAAAGAACTTTTTGAATATAAACAAAAAAGGCGCGTTTGTGTCGCCCCCATGCTCGACTGGACGGACAGACACTACCGCTACCTCGCCCGCCAGATTACCCGCAACACATGGCTTTACAGCGAAATGGTCAATTCCGGCGCCATCGTTTATGGCGACAAAGACCGTTTTTTGATGTTCAACGAAGGCGAGCAGCCCGTCGCCCTGCAACTGGGCGGCAGCGATCCGTCTGATTTGGCGAAGGCGGCCAAAGCCGCCGAAGAATACGGCTACAACGAAGTCAACCTCAACTGCGGCTGTCCCAGCCCGCGCGTGCAGAAAGGCTCGTTCGGCGCGTGTCTGATGAACGAAGTCATGCTGGTTGCCGACTGCCTCAACGCCATGCAGGACGCGGTCGGCATCCCCGTTACCGTCAAACACCGCATCGGCGTCGACAGGCAGACCGAATACCAAACCGTCGCCGATTTCGTCGGCACGCTGCGCGACAAAACCGCCTGCAAAACCTTCATCGTCCACGCCCGCAACGCATGGTTGGACGGACTCTCCCCCAAAGAAAACCGCGACGTTCCGCCGTTGAAATACGATTACGTTTACCGCCTCAAGCAAGAGTTCCCCGAGCTGGAAATCATCATCAACGGCGGCATCACTACCAACGAAGCAATCGCCGGACACCTGCAACACGTTGACGGCGTAATGGTCGGACGCGAGGCGTACCACAACCCGATGGTCATGCACGAATGGGACAGGCTGTTTTACGGCGATACCCGCAGCCCGATTGAATACGCCGATTTGGTGCAGCGCCTCTACACATACAGCCAAGCCCAAATCCAAGCCGGACGCGGCACAATCTTGCGTCATATCGTCCGTCACAGCCTCGGGCTGATGCACGGACTGAAAAACGCCCGCACTTGGCGGCGTATGCTTTCCGATGCGACGCTGTTGAAAGACAACGACGGCAGCCTGATTCTCGACGCGTGGAAAGAGGTCGAGCGGGCGAACGTATGGGAACATCGCGGATAAGTTGATTTTCAATTGCCGCTCTCCGGCAGCTGAAAATCGGTTCTCCACCGCAAAAAAACAAAGGTCGTCTGAAAACGGAACAAGTTTCCAGACGACCTCTCTTTACCCTGTATGACACAATCGGTCCAGTCTATTATAGTGGATTAAATTTAAATC